CGCACTTCAAGTTTTACTCTGCCATGTATCAGCTACAGCTAGAAATATTGTTAAGTCGGAAGACTTTCAGAACTTATGGCCTGTAAAGATTTCTACCAGTACGGATGCTAAGTCGAGCTGGAAAACCACCGTTGATGGCTATGATGCTGGTCATGTTTATTCTGCTTCAATGGGCGGGCAGGTCACCGGTCGCCGTGCTGGTACATTAGCCAATGAGGGCTTTACCGGTGCGATTATTCTCGATGACCCATTAAAGCCTGAGGATGCATTTAGCCAAACAGCTAGACGGAAAGCTAACCGTAAGATCTTAAACACGGTCAACTCTCGTAAAGCTAAATCTGATACGCCAATTATTCTGATCATGCAGCGTTTGCACGTTGAAGATCCGACTAACTTTGTGTTGACTGGCAATGTACCTGGTGAGTGGGAACAAATCAGTATTCCCGCACTTATTGATGATGAGTACATCAGTAAGCTACCAGAGCACATACAGCGCAAAATTCCACGTGATGTTGAACGTGATGAGAAAGGCCGTCAAAGCTACTGGCCGTTAAAAGAATCTTTACTTTCTTTGCTTCAGCTGGAGAAAGGCGGGGAAGATAAAGACGGCGCCACAGTGTCACGCTATACATTTGCAAGCCAATACATGCAAAACCCTAAAAAGCTGGGTGGTGATCTTGTTAAGGCTGAATGGTTTGGCCGTTATGTTGAATTACCTGTTCTTAAATGGCGTGCGATTTGGGCAGATACGGCGCAAAAGACAAAAGAACATAACGACTTTTCAGTGTTCTTATGTGCTGGTCTTGGCTATGACAATAACCTTTACATCATTGACGTGAAGCGTGGCAAATGGGAAGCACCAGAGCTATTGAAAGAAGCAAAAGCTTTTATCAATAAACACAAGGACAGTAACACAAAGATTGGCAAGCTTCGTTATATGGCCGTAGAGGATAAGGCGAGTGGTACCGGTTTAATTCAGTCCATATCTAAGCAGACCACTTTACCAATACGTGCGATTCAGCGAAGTACTGACAAGCTATCAAGGACAATGGACGTCATTCTTTATGTTGAAGAACGCCGTGTTTGGTTGCCAGCTAATGCACCGTGGCTATTGAATTACATTGAAGAGATTGAAGGCCTTACTGCTGATTGGTCACATGATCATGACGACCAGTGGGACCCGACCATTGATGCAATTAATGATTCATTAGCCAAAAAGCCAACTGTATTTGATTAGAGGAAATTATGGCTGAAACTAAAAAGCCCGATGCAATTGGCGATGCAGGGGCGTATACAAACTTTGTCTCAAATATTGGTACCGAACGTGACAAAGCTTCACACGGTTCTTTCGTTAAGAAAGTAATTCCTGATGAGCAATTAGAAGCTGTGTATCAACACTGGTTAGCTAAGCGCATCGTCAACCGACCAGCAAGTGACATGCTCCGAGCTGGATGGTTTTTTGAAGGGATTCAAGATAACGATTTATTGAAGCTTAAAGAGGCGTGTAAGGCTTTTAACTTAGATGGGGTGCTCTTATCTAGTTTGGTACTTTCTCGCTTATATGGCGTTTGCTATGTGCTTCTAGGGACTGTAGACGGCGGTGACCTAGATCAACCGTTTGATTTAAACAAGTTAGGCGTGGGGCGTTTAGAGTTTTTCACGGTGCTTAAGAAAAAGTACATTGAAGCTGATACCAGTAAATACTTATCGCCTAAGGAGGCAGGTGGACTTTTAAAGCAGCCTGAATTTTATAAGCTAAAGCTTGATGGAAAATCTACGCAAAGGATCCACCATACACGCTTATATAAGTTTGGCCATGCCGATGTAGTTAATGAAGAGCCGGTAAGTGTTTTACAGGAAGTTTATGAAGATCTGCTTGATCATGCCGCCGTTAAGAAAGCCTCAGCAAGTCTTGTGCATGAATCAAAAATTGACGTGATTAGAACACCCGGTCTCGTGGATAAGATTAAAGCTGACATGCAAGCAGTTGCTGAACGTTTTCTTAGTGTCGGATTGCTTAAAGGCTTAAATGGCATGATCGTGCTTGATGCAGAAGAGGAATATGACTCTAAGTCATATAGCTTTGGCGGTTTGCCAGATCTTATGCGTGAATTCTCTATCCAAGCTGCTGGTGCTGCCGATATGCCATATACGATTTTATTCGGGCAATCACCTGCAGGCATGAACGCAACTGGTGAGCACGACACACGGAACTATTACGACAGTATTGCTACTAAGCAAATATGGTCCTTAAAGCCATTCATGATGAAGCTTTTAAGAGTAATTGTTCAAGCTACATTTGGTCGTCAGATTCCAAGTTTAGATGTTGTGTTTAACCCGTTATGGCAACTAGACGCTAAGGTACGTTCTGAGGTTGAGAAAGCTAACGCTGAACGGGATTCCAAGTATTTAGAAATGGGCATCATTACCGAGCCACAGATAGCAAAACAGCTTGTTATTGACGGTGTTTATTCAGTGATCGATGAAGCTCATATCAAAGAGCTTGAGACAATGGTGAAGCTTAATGACAACGATAATTCAGATCCTGAAACCACACCTCCAGCAGGCGAAGAAACGTAAAAAAGGTCGTAAAGCTTCTAAGCCGAGGGCCGTGCACGTAAATCGCCGTGTAGAGCTTTATTACACACGGCAATTACTAGCTATATCTAAATACTGTCAGGAACAAACAAAGGAATTAGTTATTCCTACAGTAGGCCAGAATATCGGTGATGCTTGGTTCTCAGACATGATGACGGCCTTTAGGGAAAAGCTCACAAAGTATGTTGTTGAGATTTCCCGACCGTTGGCCACAAAAGTTGTGACTGACACCCAAAAGGAAGTGGACAAGCAAATTGCAGAGCACACCAAAACAATTATTGGTGTGGATCTTACGCCGTTCTATCGAGCTGCTGATATTCAGGATGAAGTAGATCTAAACATTACGGCCAATGTCAGTTTGATTAAGTCTATTCCGCAGCAATACGCCGATAAGCTTGAAGTACTAATTACTAATGCTTTGCAGACTGGACAAACCAATGAAGAGTTGGCCAAAGCTATTAAGCAATTAGGGTTATCTACTGATTATCGAGCGCGTCTTATTGCTAGTGATCAGATGGGTAAGATTAACGGCCAAATTAACCAAGCCAGACAGCTTTCTATGGGTGTTGAGACATACACATGGCAAACAGCGAAAGATGAGCGTGTGCGACCAGATCACCAGCATAAGCAAGGCAAGACATTTAGATGGGATTCACCACCAGACGGTGGACATCCCGGACAGCCTATCCGATGTCGGTGTACAGCATTACCTAACTATGAGGATATTTTAATTGACTGATTCAAATGATAAATGCTGGAAGTGTGGGAAGGACCACGGGCCAAGAAGACCAACACCACCAATCGTTTGCACACCCCCATTAGTTAAAGTAGATGGAGTAGAAAGCTCTAAAAAATTGACACCAGAGCAAATTAACCAGATCCGAGAACTCACTTTGAAAAAGGTTTTCTTATCAGTTCTTTTAATTTCAATCCCCATTCTGCTTTGGAAATTAGATTCGATCATTATGGCTTTAAAAGCCTAATACCATTAATAAGGATTTATGGCCATGAAGCGTAAAAAGTTTAGTAAAAAACGGTTTTATCGCCGTTTGCAAGCACAGGGATTAGTTAAAGGTGGGCTAGTAATTGGCGGTGACTTCACCCCGCCGTGGTTAATGTCCTGCTGTGATGGCTTCCCTAACTTGGCTAAGGCAGCGGGTAAAGCTGCGGAAAAGTTTCAAGAGGTGGTGGAAAGTATCAAAAAGATAGATTTTCAGCCTCCAAATATTAAACCCATTAAAACAAAAATTTTTATTGATGGTGTCGACTTGGGTGCAGGCAAAGATTTTTCGGTTACCTATTCAAGAACTTAATTTTTAAAATTGGTAAAGCCACCTTAGGGTGGTTTTTTATTGAGCGCAATTTATGAAAACCATTTACCAACTCAAAATTGGTGACTTTGCGCCAAGCGAATCGACACGCTCATTTACCAAAGAGGGGTATCTGAAATGCGTCAATGTTCGCTTAGCTAAAGCGCCTCAAGTACGTCAGTACTATGCGTATGAGTTTCCATCTCTGGAAGGTTATACCGCTGATCAAGTCATTAATGTTTACACACCGCCAGAGGAGCTTTTTAAGCCTGAGGCTATTCAAAGCTTCAATGGTGTAGACGCTACTGACTATCACCCGCCTAAGAATGAAATTAACGCTTCTAACTGGAAGGATTATCACATTGGCTATTGTGAGAACGTCCGGCAGGAAGGCGATTATCTGGTTGGTGATTTGCTCATTAAAGACAAGATCAGTATTGATCTGATCCAAAGCAACGAGCGGCTAGAAATGTCGCTTGGCTATGGAGCCTTATTAATCGTTGAGCAGGGTACGGCGCCAGATGGTACGCCGTATCAAGCGAAATTTATCAATTTTATAGGCAATCACGTAGCGCTCGTTAAATATGGCCGTTGTGGTGGTGATTGCCGCATCGGTGACAAACAACAAACTCCACATAAGGGGAATATATCAATGGAAGTTATTGTAAATGGTGTGCGCTATAACATTGGCGACAACACGCCTTTAGCGGATGCATTAAAAATCCAGCAAGAGCAGCTTGAAAATTTAAAGGCGGCAAAGCTCAAAGTTGGTGATAAGCAATTTTCTATCGGTGATGAATTGAACGCAGTTCAAGCGGTTGTAGATCAGTTACATGCCGAAAAAACAGCACTGGAGCAAAAAGTAGGTGATCTGGAAAAGAACCAGATGACTCCTGAAAAGCTTGAGCAAGCTGCTGCAGAGCGTGCTGCTGTGATTGCCGATGCTAAAGCATTGGTGCCAACAGTTAAAACCGAAGGTTGCTCATGTGAGCAAATCAAGCGTGATGTTATTGCTGCAAAAGCTGGTGATGCTTTAGTAACTGCTTTGATGGGTAACGTATCAGTAGGTGATGCAAAGCCTGAGCAGATCGACACAACTTTCCGTGCACTCTGTGCTGTGAAGGGTACTCATCCTTCTAATCCTGTAGGTGATGCTCTTCACCAGCAGCAAAGTGTTAAAGCTGGTGATGGCAACCCAGCAGGCGGTGGGGAAGAAAAGACCTACAGCAAAGAAAACGCATACAAAACAATCTAAGGGGATGTAAATCATGGTTAAGCAATACGATGCTGCACCCGGCATGAAGTTTCACCTCATTGGGCCAGAGGATATTTTATCCCTGCCTGTAGCTGGTACCGGTTTGGTAAACGATGGTGACGTGGTTGTACGAAGTACTGACGGAAAAACAGTTTCAGCGGTAACTGGTGCAACTAATACCAAGTTTGGAATTATCGTACGTCACGGCGTAGGTAAATCAGGTAAAACGGCAGATGGCAAAGAAGCCTATAAAGCTACTGACGTAGCACCGGTTATGACGATAGGCTCGATTTACGTGAAGGTCACTGCACCAGTCACCGATATCAACGCAAAGGTTTATGTCAAAACAGCTAACGGTACCACAGCAGCGCCGTTAGGTTCTTTATCCCCAACAGCAACAGACGGTACAGAGTTACCGAACGCATCTTGGGAAACAATTTCAAATGAACAGGGTTTAGCAGCTGTTCGCTTACGTGGGGCATAATAAATATGAGTAAATTGGCAGCAATGAAGCTACGTCTAACACCAGTAGCTCAAATGGTTCAGGCAAATATTGGGGATGCATTTAATATTGATGCATTAGCTCAGTTATTCGTTAAATTGGAAGAATTTAATGAAATGGGTCCTCAGCTTCAGCAAGTGATGGATTACGCTAAATACATTCCTGTTAAACCTGTCAATGCCGTATATGGCGGAGGAGAAATCCTAAGCCGTAAGAAGGGTGTGGGTATGGGTAAAGATCATTCAGGAACTGGTAATGATATTCCCTTGGCTGAAGTTGAATATGATACTGTTCAATTGCCAGTGAAGGTCGGCACGATCAGTTATATGTATTCAGTATTTGAGTTACAAGCAGCCCAAAAATTAAATTTAGCACTTGAAGC